GTAAACTTCCATCGATGTGCTCCCCTATAACCATTAAAACACGACACTACCCAATGGAACGGAGTAGTATTTGAATAGGTATAGGGAGCGAGAGTTGCAGTTGAATGAATAGCGCCTGGTACATTACCTCGATACATGGGTTGTGCCGGTATCGAGTACTGCAAAGTTGTGTTGGCGGTCTCCTCCAGTTGAAGACGTATTGAATGAGAATATCTCTTCAACCATGTGCGAAGAGACGACAAAGTTTCGCCAATGAATACTTTGTTCAAGTCAGTTGAAATGGTCAATTGTGGACCCATAACAACGTCATTAACCGATACAAGCTTATCGGTAGTCTCGTTATTCTCAACAACACCCATCTGCTCTCTAAAGACCATAGTTTGAAAGTCACTAGTTGGAACTGCGACTTCAAAATCCTCAGCAGCGCTCACGAAAACGTTAATTTCTATATCGTTGACAGCTGTACTATTGGGAACTGTCAGTTCATTCACAACATAAATACCTAAAACACCGTTACCAACTCCTTTGGTGGTATATGCTGTAGTAGAAAAACACTCACTAACAAGATCATACCCTGGTCTCAAATGTTCCAAATATGATATCTCCTGACCATTACCAATAGTTACAGTGAAATCTTTGTGCTCGGCAACATCAATAATTTGCATATAATTGATATTGAATTCATCTGTGACTGTATTGTAATCTGGATCATAGACTATCCTCAATCGACCTCTGTGGAAATTGGAGGACACTACTTGAAACCGGAATCTTAAAGACCCTGTCCAGTACTTAAAAGGATGGGACACTACAGCAAGTGGAGTTAAATGAAACTCGTTAGCCACCTCGTCCCACATTGTGGGTTGCACCCTAACATTCCACAACATAGCATCAGGGGCAGTCCCGACCGTCCAAGCAAATTTCGTTAAATAGGACTCGCGAGCAGCTATTGACTTGATAGCTAAGACATCCCCTTCAGAGTCCAAACCAGAAATCCTCGGGTCTATGGTCAATTCCTGGGCGTCATCATATGTCAACTTGAAACATGTGTCAGGTGTGTTGGC